ACTTACTTAGCTGGCAAAATCTCTGAGCAGATTGAGTTCAACTTATGGCAAGGTAATTTCTCAGGATCTATCGGTGGAGCGAGTGGATACACTTCTTTTGATGGCTTGATGAAAAAGCTACAAGATGCATTCACTACATCTCCTAGCTACAACATTGCTTCTGCTTTGACTCCTGCAGGTGCCGGTGGTACTACTGCAATCATGACCGCCATTGATGCTACTGTAGCAGCAATTCCTGCCGGTATCATGGGATCTCCTAACACTAAGTGCTACATGAGCCGCAAGACCTTCCAGGTTTATATGCAAGCTTGTATGGCTGCTGGTACCGGTGGCCCATTGCAACCTGCTGACAATGCTATCTTTAAGCAAGTTTATGGATATGAGATTTATGTATGTCCTGGCTTCCCAAATGACTGCTTGTTGTTTGCTCAACCTGACAATTTGTTTGTAGGTACTGACTTGGTATCTGATCAGAACGAAGTTAAGGTTGTAGATATGAGCTTGACTGATGCCTCTGATAATGTCCGCATGGCTATGAGATACCGTTTCGGTACTCAGGTTGGTTTCACATCAGATGTAGCTGTAGCTTACTAAGATTATCAAATCTAACATAAAAAGGGGCGGGGTATTTGGCTCCGCCTTTTTTATAGATATTAACTAATAAAAAAATATAAAGCCATGTCATGTCTAGCAACAGCGGGATTTTTAGTAGATTGTAAGTCAACGATTGGTGGTATTAAGGCCTTTTGGATTGGTCCTTATGCAACAATCAGCAATGCAGCTACAATAGATCCAACAACACAACTGATAACAGCTCTACCAGCAGCAACTTGGGAGACCTACAACATGAAGCCTCATGTGGGCAATTTTGTTGAGGCTGCCACTGTATCAAAAGAGAATAACACTATTTTCTACACACAGACCTTAACTGCTCAATTCACTAAATTGACTGCAGCTCGCAGATTACAGATTGACACTTTCTCAAGAGGTCGTCATGTGATCATTGTACAAGACAACAATGACAACTATTGGTTGATGGGGTACAAAGATGGTGCAGAGGTAGCTACTGAGTCAACTGAGACTGGTACTGTCAAGGGTGACCTCAATGGTTATAGAATCACATTTACTGCAGAGGAAACAGCAAAAGCTTACCGCCTAGCTGACTCTATCGTGAGTGACTTTGATGGTACAATAGACGCACCTACTCTCTAAAATAGCAGATGCTATTTGTACAAACGAATACAGCCAATCAGACAGCTTACCTCTCTTTGAAAGAGGGGGAGCTGATCTTGGCTACTACTTATACTGACTACCTTGTCAAGCTAGTTCATGAGAACACTGGCAAGGAGTATTTTTTTATTCCCACTGTAATCTCTGAAAATGAGAGAGCAACTTTGTTGGAATTTGACACCAATGTCACTGATCCTCTCAATAGTGGCATCTTATTGACTGATCCAGGCAGATATGCATACTTTATTTATGCACAAAACAGTACAACAAACTTAGATCCATCACTATCTTTGGGACTGATAGATGAGGGATTTTTGGAGGCAACGAGTGGAGTGACCTACTATCAGACACCGAGCTTTACAACACCATCAGACTACATATACAATGGATAACAATCTGACTAATTTAGCTTTTGCTAAGTACATCAAAGTAGAGGAAGTAGAGAAAGAGACCACAAAAGGATGGGTTGAATGGGGTGAGGGTAACTCAATGCCAAATTATTTGATAGACCTCTATCAGAGTTCACCGGTACATGGTAGTCTAGTCAATAGCATCTCATTCATGATAGCCGGTAAAGGTTTCAAGAGTGAGAATCCTGCTAGCCAGGTAAACATTGCTAAGCTAGAGCTAGATAGTATCTTGGGCTCTACAGCACTAGATTTGAAATTGCAGGGTGGAGTTTATTGGGAGGTCATCTATAGCATGGACCATACTCGCATTGTCAAGGTCAATCATTTGCCCTATGAGAATGTAAGAATAGCTATATCAGACAGTGAAGATGAAGTAGTGGGAGTGTGGTATAGTAGAGATTGGATGGACATCAGAAAGCAAAAGAATAAGCCGGAATATGTACCTCTTTTCAATCCCGAGGATCCATCACCTAGACAAGTCCTTTTCTTTCATTTGCATAGTGTGGGATCAATGTACTATCCTCGTCCCGACTACATCAGTAGTAAGGATTGGATTGAACTAACCAGACACATCAGTGAATACCATGTGAACAATATCTTGAATGGTTTTTTCCCATCGTTTCACATCAATTTTGCCAATGGTGAGCCATCGCCTGAAGCTCAAAGAATGATAAGTAGAGAAATTGAAAAAAATCTATCCGGAACACATAATGCTGGCAAGTTTCTTATCACATTTACAAAGAATAAGGAGGAAGCTCCCAACATTCAAGCCTTTCCAATCACTGATGCAGACAAGCAATATGAGTACCTCTCCAAAGAGGCTACATCACAGATTATTGTAGCGCACAGAGTTACATCACCCTTGCTTATGGGAGTGAGAACTGATGGCAATGGATTGGGCAGCAATACAGATGAGATAAAGGCTGCGCTATATGTGTTCACTAAGCAAGTTATTGAGCCATTTCAGCGCATCATTACAACTGCAGTGGAAGAGATATTGGCATTCAATGGAGTGCCATCAAAGGTGACTATTGAAAAGAATGACATCATTGAGATGCAATCTGAAACAACAGTCATTCAGCAGTCTGCTGAAAAAAAAAAGTTAATACATGCGGATGCTGAACATCAAGATTTTACTGATGAGCAAGGCAAGGTATTCATTGAACAGCTAAAAGAAAAAGCTGAGTACATCAATGATGAATGGGAGCTACTGAGTGAGGAAGATGTAACCGATGTAGATGCAGAATCAGAGTTTGTATTGCAATGCCAATCACTAGACAGCTATGCCAAAGGTGATGAGTCAGCTAGAAGCCAATGGGGTGACAGTGGACTATACAAGCTTCGCTATGCATACTCACAGAATCTATCAGCTAACAGCAGAGATTTTTGTATAGAGATGGTAGGTATGAGCAAAGCAGGTGCAGTATTCAAATATGAGGATATTCAAAGAATGAGTGATGCTGGAGTCAATGGTGAGTTTGCACCGGAAGGGCAGTCAACTTACGATATCTTCCGCTATGTCGGGGGGGCCTATTGCCATCATGTATGGAAGCGTCAGATATACTTTAGGAAGCAAGAGAAAGGAAGATTTTTGCCTAATAAGGGACTAGAGAATGACAAGAGAGTGGGAAATGTGCCTTATGTGAAACCAAAAGGAATAGAGGGAATAGCACCAATAAATAGACCAGGAAGAGGATCACTAAAATACAGTTAAATCATGGCAGTACTACCGGAAATACTACTTATTGATGAGACATTCATCAAGAAATATACAGCGATTAATGACAGTGTTGACACTGCTATCATCAGACCATGCATCTACTTAGCTCAAGATAAGTATCTAGTCAATTTTCTAGGCACTGATTTGACCAATAAGCTCAAAACAGATGCACAAAATCAGACCTTAACAGGTGACTATGAGACATTGCTTGACCAATATGTGAGAAAGATGCTAGTGTGGTGGACCATGATTGAGCTCTATCCCTTACTTGTCTATAAGCATGACAATGGAAACATAGTCAGCAGAGACAGTGAGAATGCCAATAGCATCAGTGAGAGTGAACTGCACAAGCTTATGGAGGCAGCAAAGGACAATGCAAGGTACTATACACAGAGAATGCTAGATTATATCAGACAGAATGTAGCTTTGTTTCCTGAATATAGCAGCAATGTATCACCTGATCAGTCACCATATACTCAGATATATACTCAGACTGGACTGAATTACTCACAAGGATTAAAACAATCAACACTCAAATGGTCAATAAAAGACTTTCTACCAGTCAAGTAGATAAACGGAAAGAGTACGAAATGAAAATGAAATCTTTCTACAACAAAATGATGAACGACTTGAAAAAAAGAGAGGGCAATGGTAACAAGTAACGACACACCTGGCACCATTGGAGCAGTGACATCTATCTGCATGGCTTCCATCACTCAGCTTGAAACAGTGGAAGTGTTAGTGAAGATAGGAGCAGGTTTAGTAGCCATTGTAGTGGGAGTCATGACAATCATCTACTATCACAAGAAAATACAAAAGCTGAATGCTGACAATAAATAATTTGTCATGGCTTAAAGATGCCTTTGCAGTCAAAGGTTATCAGTGGGAGACATTTCATATTGTAGGTATAAGGACAAAGGACTATGTACCAAATACATTTTGTGATAATATCTTCCTCATAGATGGAGACAAGGCTTATTCATTCCATGCTACAACTAGACCAGGCAAGCACTGGCTAAAGAATCTGCTCAATCCCAAAGGCACCGCTGTGCTATGCGAGGGGCAATATAGGAACACATGGAGATTAGGCAAGCATCAAGGTAAATATGAGGCACTCGTGCAGACATTGCCTGTCAATGTGTTCAGAGATGCCAATAAGGATGAGAAAGCTGATGCAATAGGAGCTATTGATAGGGGAATGTTTGGTATAAACATACATAGAGCCAATGCCAATTTAATGAGCAAGCTAGTGGATAAGTGGAGTGCAGGTTGTCAAGTCATTGCTGATCCATCAGATTTTAATTTTTTATTGAAAAAATGTAGGGATAGTGGGAAAGGAGTTTTCACATATACCTTATTGAATGAGTAATAAAAAGCAAAACAGATTGCTGGCTGAGGACTACTGTAGAAAGTACCCAGATATGCCAAATCTCACCTTAGCTAAGCTACTAAAGAAAGAACATGGGCAGAGTTTTGACACAATAGAGACAGCTAGATCATTGGTCAGAGTAGTCAGAGGACTTGCCGGTGGTTACAAAAAAAACAATACTAAGGATAAGAGTTTGTTCATTCCGCAGTCACCCTACTTCACACTGCCCAAATCAGCCATTGTCAAAAGACAGCCGGTAAATATCAAAGGTGATAAGGTGCTATTGCTTAAAGATATTCACTTCCCATACCATGATGAGGAAGCTTTGTCCATTGCTTTGAACTATGGCATAGAGAAAGGATGTGATACACTGTACTTGAATGGTGATATAATGGACTGCCACACACTCTCAAGGTGGGAGAATGATCCCGAAGCTAGGTCATTTTCTCAAGAGCTAGAGACAGTGAGGTCATTCCTAAAGATGATAACTCCCTATTTCAAAAAAGTGTACTACAAAGAGGGCAATCATGAGGAAAGGTATTGGAGATACTTGTCATCACATGCACCTGAGCTAGTAGAGATTGAAGCTTTCAATCTGCAGTCACTATTGTGGCTAGATCAGTATGGAGTGGAGTGGATAGATGGCAGAACATTTGCTAAATTCAATACACTAAATGTAGTCCATGGTCATGAGTTTGGTCAGAATGTATTTAGTCCTGTCAACATTGCTAGGGGTCTATATCTTAGAGCTAAAAGTCATGCTATCTGTGGCCATTGGCATCAGACATCAGAGCACAATGAAAAGGACTTGAATGGAAAGATCATTACTACTTGGTCAGTAGGTTGCTTATGTGACTTATCACCTCGTTATAGGCCAGCTAATCAATGGAATCATGGCTTTGCCATACTGCACAGAGATGGTAAGCACTTCCATGTAGAAAACAAAAAGATCTATGAGGGCAAAGTATATTGATGCCATGATCATGATAAGCATTGCACTGCTGTTACTCATAGCAGTGACCATGCAAATACACTACAGACAGAAAGTAAAAGTAGTCACAGTCAGACATGACTCCATCCAAAAAGTAATAGAGGCAAGAATTGACACCATAGTCAAAACAAGAGTAAAAATCAAAGAAATCTACCATGAAAAGATTGATACTATCTATCTGTATGATAGCATTGCCATTGATAGCAGCTACACAAAAGCTATCAAGAGACTCAGTGAGCTTGAGAAAGCTGGATACTTTAAGGATTGAGAGGAGGCTTGTGGTAATGGGAGTTACCAGGATGGAATATCTGCAGTCAGACAATGACAATCTAAGTCTATTAAATCAGTCATTAGTGGAAAAAAATAGACATAATGAGTCATATATAGGACAAATTGAGGATAGTTTGCGCCATATAGAGGGATTAAATAAGGGATTAAATGAGGGATTGGTGAGGGAAAAAAGTAGGAAGAGAGGTTGGAGGAATTTGGCACTTGTTGAGGGTGGTATATTGGTCATCATTTTAGCTCTCATCCTATGAACAATACCTACATAAAGATGGGTCTATACAAGCCATGTATCTTCATCTCACCTGATGATGATGATGATGGAGACTTGCTCAGTGCAACTGTCTATATTGATGAGGAAAAGGTGCAGATACTGAATGAAAATGGAGAGTTCATAGCTCAGTTTTTTTATGAGGAGCTCAGAGGCATAATGGCTGTCATGGCAGCGCATCAAGAAAAGCAATCAATTAGAATATCTGCAATAGCTAAAAAGAACTAGACAGCTATTCCACCAATAAAATACTTGCCATCTTTCTTGTTGACTTCAAAGTAGGCTCTCATCATGATGCTATCAGCAATGTCCGGAGATAGTCCTCCAGCTTTCGCTGCTATTGTTTCCTTATCAGTTACCATCAGCTTACCATCACTACCTACATTGGCTCTCCTTACTAGCTCTAGTTCCTTTGTTATTTGGTCCTTATACTTAGCATTGAATGTGATCTCATTCTTGTCTATCATATCCCCTAGCTTAAAATAGCAGTCAGCTTTCAGATTTTTGTAGTTAGGTCTAAAAGCTTTTGATCCATTGACAAATCCGGGGCAGCGGAGATAGTCAACTGCTCCTCCTCCAATGCCATCCTCGTCACAGATGACATGGCTCAGCCTCACCTGGTACTCATCCATCAATCTCTTTATGATGTCAACTATCTCATTCACTCTCTTATGCAGATGCATTTCCATCCTCTCTAGGTGCAGACCATTCCACACACAAATGACAGTTCTATCTTTACCCATTCGCGCAATGTCCGCAGTGATATAGCAATCAGTCAGACTGTCTGACTTATCTCTAAAACATCTAAGGAGTTCAGCATAGGAGTAGAGCCTATCATCACTGCTGTCAAAGTCCCAATCACCCAATAGTAGTCTTTTCCTATCAACTTCCGGCAATGAGTTCAAGATGCCCATGTATGACTCAGGCAGCATGTAATTGTCTGCAGATAGACTTTGAATAAATGCCTTATCAGGACTCAATCTACCTTCCCGGTGGGGATGGTAGAACTCATTGTATAGATAGCCCTTAGATGGATTGCATGTCATTAGTAGTTTTGGCACAAGGTCATATTCATTCAGCTTGTATCTGATACGCGATAGAACTGTAGTGATAGCTCTCTCATGTACCTCCGCTGCCTCATCAATAAAAGCATCAGTCAGCTCTAGTCCACCCAAATCCTGATAGTGTGGGTCTGATGGCTTATAGGCTAAATCTGCCAGCACTATTTGACTGTCATTGTAAAAGGTGATAGTATTGCTCTGCTGATTATAGTTATAGTGGTTATGTGGCTGCAATCCCATCAGTCTAGTGGTCTCAAAGAATGATGCTATTGTGGTCTTTTTTAGTGTATCTAGCTTAGACCTACCAATGAGTGACTTGGTGCCAGGATATTTGAGCCTCCTTTGTATCTGCCATATACAACCTAGCCTGGTCTTGCCACCTCCTGCAGCTCCACCATACAAAATCATGTTAGCTGGGTGGTTATTCCTCAGATAGATCAGTGCTTCCTTTTGTTTGGCTAGTATTTCCACCTCAATCTATTTTTATTTGATTGTCATGCAGTATGTCATGGAACTTTCCACGCAGTTTGTCTAGTGCATCTAATTGCTCAGGGTCATAGTTCTCACTGTTGTACTTGATCTGCCTCCTCATCTCTTGGTCAAATTCCCACAGCGCGATATAGACAGCATTGAGATTAGTAAATCTCTTGTGAGCCTCAATATCGTCTGGCTCATCTAGATTAAATTCAATGATTGCTTTCATCTTTACCTCCGTTGTGTTTATGAATTGGGCTACTACAATTACCTTTATGAGTTAATACAGTTGCGTTACCCCACTCACCATACAGATACTCACAACTATCTACAACTACTATTGTTAATGGGTTCAGACTCTCGCTAACAACATAATCAGTTCGTTTATGTTCAACATTTACATCATGACATCCCACCATACCAATGGTAAGTGCAATTATTATTAGTTTATTTCTCATCTTGACCTCCTACCATTTTTCTGACGTCAGCAATATGGTCTATCATTTTGTTGTCATCAACAGAATGATCTCCATATGTTTCTTTATAGTATAAATCAGCACTTCTTAAATCACCATTATTGTAAGCATCAATAATCTGCTCTCGTTCCATTTGTAGTGCTTTTTGTTCTAATTTATAGACCAAATCACATACTTCCTCGCGATGTAGGCAGTGAAATAATTCATCATATAGCCACTGCACTGCTGTTTGTTTACTCATCCTGACCTCCAATTCTTTTTCATATAACTTCTTATGCAATCAATTTCCACAGCACTGTCTTTATGGTACATTGCTACCTCCTCAATCTGTTCTCTTTCCATCGCTATGGCTTTGTTAAAATCAGTGCGGTATAGCATACCGGTCTTAAAATAGGTTTGCTGTAAGTACTGCACTGCTGTCTGTTTTTTGTCGCTCATATTTTGCTTTTTTTGATTATCAAAAGTGTTTGTGTATAATAGATGCACCCAACAGCACCTACATTAAATTTATTCAGTAGGTGATTATCTGTATCTTGTTGATTTCCATTTTCTTCTTTCATATTTATGTCTTGTTTTTTAGTTAATAAACTGGACAAAATGTGAGTTAACATGATTTAAGTATCTCGTCAATAGCAACTGTTGATTCCTTTAGTAACTCTATTGTTTTTTCAATTCCAATTATGTCAGATACTTTGCCTACAAATAATTGCTTTATTAGTTTTTCTCTGTCCATAGATTTTGTTCTTTTTAGCTCGCTTAGTATTAGATCTAAAGCCTCTGTCAATTTTTTAGGCTCATGAATCATATCATCTTTTTTACCCAATCGCCATTCCTGATGGTATTCAAGTATTTCTATTGCAGTTTTTAATTCCATTTTTGTATTCCAATTATTGACACTAAATTGAGTTTGCTGCCAATTATTTGTGTTTGAACTTTGGTAGATTCAATTCTTTTATTTCTTTTTTATTTCCAATGATGTCGCACACTACCCACCAATCTTTACCTTTATTCATCTCAGCCATTAGGCTACAGCCATACTCATCCTTGCACAATGAGAATAGGTGAAAGTTAGGATCATCAGAATATGATTTCACCCATGAAATGCTGAGCAACTGCTCTAAATTTAAGAACTCATTTTGCATTGATTCGCATGATGAATAATTAGCTATATGCTGTACTGCTTTCATAAATCTTTCAGATATTTCTTGACACGAGTCCAATACTTGACAGCCTGCTGCTCTCCAACTTTATCCTCCACTGGAGCTGCTATGATTCTGTCTATAGCTAGTGCCACTGATTCCTTAACTCTATCTCTAGTAAGTCCATTCAGTTCCATTTCTTTGACTACAGCTAGTGCATGTTTCAACATGAATTTAGCTTGTGCTTTTGGTGTTGCTAGAAGCTTCATTTGTTGTATCTTTTATTCATCAACTCTTGTGCATCAAATTCTCTGTACAACTGTCCCATTTCACAGCATAGATCAAAGTGATCTCTCTCATCCAGGATGAGCTTGTCAATAAGTTCCTCAATGTCTTGGAGTGCCTGAACATATCCACTGTTGTAAGTGTTTAGTGATCTGTTGAGTTTTGCTTGTATGAGATTTTCTATCTCATGCTTAAAGTTTTGTGCCGGTGTTTTCATAGCTCAAATATAAATAATTTTATTGATTCATCAATTTTTTTAGATATACAGCAAAGTCAAGAGCTTCCTCATAGGCATGCTGCATCCATTCCTTTTGAGTCAGCATGGCATCATCTACTGATGTGCCATACTTCCTCTTACCCATTGCCTCTCTCTCTGTGAGGTCAGCTATTATCTGTTCATAGATCGTCATTACTCAGCATTTTTGGTTGTTGATATTCGCCTCTGTTATCTAGTGGAATGAAGCCTGAGCCATTCCCATGCACCACCTTCATAAAATCAACCTCTACTTTAGCACTGTTGACTATTACTTGTGCTACATCCGAGATGGTCTGTGCCTTCTCAATGTCTATCTCTCCATCCTTTAGCATTTCAATTACCTCAAAGAGATGGTTTCTAAGGTCCTCAATTTTGTTTCTCGCCATGATTTCTAATTGTTTTTTTAAGTTTTGATAAAGTTTTGATTGTCTGAACTATCTCTTGTGGATAACGCTGGATTGTATTCCTCAGCATTGCCTCTTTGTATGAGATCATTTCAAGATTGCTGATGTCACAGTTCAATCTGTCATTACTCTTGAATACTACCTTATGTTTTGGTGGCACTGGTCCATGATGTTCCTCCCATACAATGATATGCACTCCTTTCCATTTCTTTGGGTCTGCTACCTTCCTCTCTTTGTACCCATCCTTTGTGATTCTCTCACTACCTACTGGCTTGTGGTTATGTGGCATCTGTCCTTTTTTGAACTCAGTAGCAGGATTGAGTCTCATGTACTGTCCTTTGTTCCAGGCTGGTTGTCCTTTCTTGTATCTGTAAACCTTGCCTGATTCTAGGAGATTCTTATTTGTCTCTTTCAGCATAGCTGCATACCTTTCGGCAGTCTTTCGAATATTTCGATTACCTGCAATATGATAGCATGTGCTTAGTGGTACTCCATGCTTTTTTGATAGCTCTTTTGTGGGCATGTGTGGATAGTCAGCTACTATCTTATCTACTATCTCTTGACTATACTTTTTCATAGATCGGTCAATATATTATTGATGATTTTTTGAAATAGCTCATCTGTATTGATGATGTGCTTATACACTTCACACTTGACTTGATTAAGCTGCTCATTGTCTAGTATCTGCTTCCACTCTGCTCTATTGTACTTTGACCTATCCCACTCTCCCACTATCTTATACAGATTTCCTTTCACCTGGTACCTCACTTGATTAAGCCATTCATCAGATATGTAGTCATCCTTGAAATAGCCTCTCTTGATTAGTGAGCCCATGATTAGGGGTGCAGTGTACCTTAACTTCCTTTCAAAATGTTCATCTTGCTTATCTGCTATCAGCATATCGTGCAGAGCTTGTATGTTGACTCTCTCTGACATTGGCAGCTCTTTCTTTACCTCTTTCTTTTTGAGCTCTTGTTGCACCTTTCTGCTAAATTCAATGAATGCCTTGAGTACATCACTCACATACTGCACGCTGAACATATTGAAATGCTCCACTCTTGTCCACTCAGTACCCAGCGCATTGATGTCAAAAGCTAACTGCATCTCTGCCATTGTCATGGTACCGTACTCATCAACTATGAGCTGAGAAAGTACAGTGAACTCTTCCTGAGAGGGTAGCTGTTTGATGCCACTGATGGTGATAGGCTTGATCAAGCTCATCTTAAATTCCTGAACTGTGAGATTTTTTAGAAAGGGAGCAGTCCTAGCTTTTAGCATTGTCTGTTCCATCTGAGTCAATCCACTGCTGTAGATCCTCTCTGTTGATTCTACCGATTTTGTCATTTTGTTGAGCTTTGATTTCATTGATTTTTTTGATTGCTGGTTGCATGTAGTTCAAGTTCTCTTGTGCCTCCTTTAATCTCCGCAAAGATATATCAGGATGCAATCCCTGCCACTGTGAACTGATAGCAGATTCAATACAGTGCTTAGCTTTGTCAGTGTTATTTTTCACAGCTTTCATGAGTTGATTGTAAGCTATCATCTCAGTCTTAGCAGTCTTATAGGGCTTATTATCTTTCTTGTACTCCACCCAATCATCCCATGCACCATCTAGGGCTCCCTTTAAGGTTTCATTCCTAGTAATAGGATTGACATACAGCTCATGTACTACTACTGAGTCTATCTGATAATTGATTAAGTTAGCTTTTTCAAGAGCAGTGAATGCTACATCTAGTGCCAGAGCTTCTTGCTGCACCTTTGCATCTCTCATGGACACTCCAGGTGAGATAAAGATGGATGCAATATGCATGGCTATATTGTCTGAGTAGATTTGAAATACCCCATTTTCTTTGCAGAGATGGTAGAGCTTAAAGTAGGCACCCACATGATGTGAGTGCATACCTCTTAACTTGAGTACAGATTCCTTTTTCATTTTAGTACTTTGATTTTTGATAACATCTTGAAATGCTCCTCCACATCAATCCCTTGATCTTGTAAATGTAGTAAAAGAGTTTCAAGTTCTTTCCTAAAAGCTACATCAACTGCATATAGATTCTCTAGCTTTCTGATTGCATTCAGCACTGTTGCATGGTCTCTGTTGTAATAACTTCCTATTGTATTGAGAGAAAAGTACTCATTGAGGTACTTAGATGACCACATGCATAGCTGTCTGACATTGTTGATCTCAGCCACTCTATTCCTGGCAAGTACATCACTGACTGGTATCTTAAAGTACCTACAGATAATCTCTCTGACTGCTAGCAAAGGATCCTCAAATGGTCTCTTATTGCCATCTTCATCATTCTCGAGCTGTATCTTGAACTCATCTACTTGCTGTTGTATCATGGTCTCAAATAGATCAATGAGCTTTTGGTGCACATAGTTCCTCTTTTCTGCAATGACATGCTGCATGATGTCATTGTATTTGTCCTTTAGTGGTATGAAAGTTCTCATGTTCCAGGTGTGTTTAAGAGTTTCAACATGAACATACAGCCAGCCTCAAAGGCCATCAGTCTTGTGCCATCACACTGACCACTCTCATCCATTCCGGCATACTGCTCAGATGCTGCTTTTATTGCAGTCATTATCTCAAATGCATTCATAGGTCTGACTCTTGTGTGGGTAATACTGATTTGTACTGACAGTCATAAATGAACTGAGCCATGTCTCTCACAGACATCTTGCAATGTTCCGCTAGAGTGAATATATCACCTATTGTCATCATGCCTGGATATTTCTCCCACCTCCTAGCTGTTGGCCAACTGATATTGAGGACCTTTGCCATCTCATAGGTAGAGACAAAGTGCTGTCTCATCTTAGCTACAAATGGTCTATTGATTAAGTTACTTTCGTCTGCCCTACTTAGGTACATCTTGTCTATCTGATTCATGATAATAAGTTTTTGATTTTTGCAAATATAGATTTTTTCTTTGTTAGCTCACCTATGATCTGATATTTTTTATTGAGCTCGTTTTTTAAGGTTTGGATATATGCCTCTTGCCTATTTAGATCAGACTGTAAATTCCTGATTTGATTCTTATAGATTGTCTCTTGAGCTATCCCTTTCATGTGAGCTGGTAGTTCAACATCACAAGTCACTAGATCTGATATAGTATCTGCCTTGATTTCCTTTCCATATTCGCATTGATACCTAGTCATCACATAGTCTAAGATATATTCAGTACTGTGATTTTTAGGATTGACATAAAGTACTGTGTTATCCTTTGTGCTGATGACATCTAGCTCTTTGAGGTACTTCATGAACTGACTGCCTAGCCTATAGTTCTTAGCTAGCTCTGTAGTGCATCCTGGCAGAGATTGGAGTAGGTGCAGGTCATTGATTAGACCTGCCACCTTTACTCTTGTTTTGCTACTGATTTTCATTCCTTTCTTAGTTTGAGTTTTGCTATCCATTCGTCAGGGATTCAGAAAGGTAGATCACTATTGTCATTGGCATACTCTTCCCTAACTTGGGAAGGGATTGAACTGCTCTTGATGTTAGCATCCATCTTCCTATCATTCAGAGCATTGTCAACTGCATCTTCATTAGCTTGCTTACCGGTTAGGAGATAGTGTTCAAAGTAGAGAGCTATATCGACATACGCTGCAGGAGAGCAACCTGTTCCCACTGCATCTATTGCTGCTTTTAAGGCTACTGATCTTGCTATACTTTCTTGCTGACTTGAATTTGATTGATTGCTCATGGCATTTGATTTTGATGGTTGATACTGATTTTCAGGTGCTTTTTGTAACTTGATAGTGTATTGAGTCTTGCCCTTGAATTGGCCTTTTGCCTCAATGTCATACCATACATCTGCACCTGTACAGATTTTAGATGGCATCTTTTCTTTGGTACCTACTGATCCCTCATCCCCATTGTCTAGGGTGATGTTGTGATAGTAGATTTTTCCTGATGGTCCCTCCCACTCCCGGGAGTACACACACGATGTGATTTTCGCGTTTTTCATTTTGTTTTTATTTATTTGAAATTGTTTTGATTTTTCTTGAGCTCTCATGAAGCTTTCATGCTCCCATTGTTGTCTCTCTTTATCTGCTTTGTTTTCTGCTGAGTCCTCAGCTACTAGGATGGGTCTGCCATCCTCATCTTTTATCCAGGGCATTATTTCTGATAGGTTTTTTCTGTTAGTAGTTCCTCCATCCTTTGTAGAGGTGTTCTGTTAGTTCCTGCAGCGATGTGCTGCGCTATCTGATTGTAGTCAAGCTTTTCGGTTGGATAGCTTGCTGATTGTACGCAAATGAACTTGCGTGGGTAAGTCATATTCATAGTTGTCCGTTTTTAATTTGACTGATGTACTTGTATGTCCACAGCTCATCCATTGTGCTTTGCAGTTCATGCTGTTCAAATACTTCACCTTCATATTTGTCCATAAATCTGCGGAGTGCTATTTGTAGGATAGTGAGCTCAGTGCAAGTGACTTCCAGCTGCCATGCTTTTCTTGGTTGTTCCATGTTCTTAAATTATTTGAAAGATGAATATTTCAGTTGAACAAGGACTGTTTTCGCCATCATGAGCGAATGCCCATCCATCAGCATCATAGCTGTAGGTTAGATTCATGTCTGATGCTTTCTCAATCACATAGCTGTTAGCCATTGATAGTGATTCGTAGTTACGAACTTCGGAATTGATGCCTTCCTTAATGTGTACTTGATACATAGTTTTTTGTTTTTTGATTTCAGCAAAGATATATACTTTTGTGAATATAGACAAAAAAAATATCAATATCTTTATTAACATAGTTATTAACATAGCAAAAGAGTAGTATCTTTGATGTCATGTTAGAGTCAGACATACAAGAGTTCGTTGTCAACTATCTGAGAATATCCTATCCCAAAGCTTTGTACTGCGCATCAGCCGGTGGAATGAGAACTAGCATGAGACAAGCTATCAAGATGAAGAGGACCGGATATGTCAAGGGTGTTCCTGATCTGCAGATATTTGAGCCTAGAGGTGGGTATCATGGTCTCTTGTTAGAGATTAAGACAAAGAAAGGGGTGGCATCACTAGAGCAGAAAGTATGGAGAGACCTACTGACAGCGAGGGGATATAAAGCAGAGATATGCAAAGGCACTGACCAATGTATCAAAGTTATTGATGAGTATTTCAATGAGACTCCTGGATAGTCAAATAGAGATTCACTACAAAGAGTTCCTGGCACTAGCTAAGATACTTTGTAAGGGCAAGAGCTTTGACCCCTATGACCTACTCCACGACACCATTGCGAGGCTATATGAGAGAGATGTGGAGTTCATTGATGATATTGTAGCTAGAGGCAAATTCAAGGCCTATATGGATTGCTCACTGAGGTTAGCTGCCAACAGTTCAACAAGTAGATTCTATTACACTCATAGGAAATTTACCAATGACATGAGTGAGATCACTGAGGATGCCCTACAAACAAAGGTACCCGACATTGCCAGCCTGGTGAATAGGGAGAACATTGACATCATCATTAGCAGACTTCCTGACTTTGAGAGCAAAGCTCTGGAGCTTTATCTCATGGGATTCAAATACAAAGAGATCAGCGATGCAACAGATATTCCTCTCACCTATGTATTCAGAGCAGTGAACACAGCTAAACAATTATTAATTGATCATATATGTTATTTACAACAGCACAACAAAGAAAAGAAAGACTAGACATCTGCATGGCATGTCCTGTCTATGTATCAAGTACCGGATCATGTGGCAAGTTCATGGACCTCTTTCAAGACCAGGTAACAATAGATGGAGTGACCTTCAAGCCATGTGGCTGCCATCTGCGTTCAAAAGCTTCACTAAAACATTTTGATTGTCCAGCGAATAAGTGGCCAATGATCTTCACAAAGAAACAACTGTCTATCTTGAAAGATATAGCTGAGAGAGTGACTAAGCAGAAATTCATTGTTAAGGAGGACAGAGATATGCTCAGTGAGATATTCCACACACAAGACCCTCACTTCAGAGGTTTCTCATGCAATTCATGTGGAGGTGAGGTATTTACTACTTTAGACCAATTACTCAAAGATATGAATAATGGCACCATAGTACAAGCTGACCCACCAACTAACCCATCTAGTACCCCCTCAGATGTTCCAGCAAGAATAAAAAGGAGTAGAAAAAAGAAAGGGTGAGATATACTAAGCACTGCTATCTATCCTTTAATAGTTTAAGTTTTGATTTCACTACAGCTCACAACGGTGGGCTGTTTTGTTTTATGACTTTTCAACAATCCATTGTCGTAACATTTTTATGTATAGATTTGTGACATGCGGGTGAGAATAGTTAGGTTTAGTTTGAATTTTGATTGTGTTTTTTCATCCCCCTCTGAGTTCCTGCATGCTCATTGGGGGATTCCTTTTGCTTGAATGAATGAGATAAGAATACTCTCCTCAGCCAATGGGAGATGCAAATGGCATACTTGCGAAACACCAACGCTTGGATCAGGTAAATTCGCCATGCGCGAGATTGTTTGTTTTTCGGGGGGAGCTTTTTCTTTTCTTTCTTTTTCTTTTTTAACTTTTTCTTTTTCTTTCTTTTCTTTTGTAGTATCTCTTTAATATACTACTATTAATAATTACTAACTGATATACTAATACTTAGATATGATATTGATACCAGGACAAATTGAGTCAATTAAGTCAAGAAAAGACAAAACAACTGCTATTGTATTGGGTAGTCAAGAGATGTCACCTCAAACTGCTGGCCAACTATTTGCTCTTCAAAATAGTTTTGTCTATGTAGCTATCAAAGAGGAAAACTTCATGCAGCAAGAGCTGGAAGTCATGGAGGAACTGAAAGCTGATTTTGAGATTGAAAAGAAAAGCAATGGTCAGAGGTTAAGAAATGTTCTTTACAAGCTATATGAGCAAGATAAAGAGGGTTTTTTGACATTTGCTAAGTACTATGATCATCAGATGGAAAGATTGATAAACCATTTTAAGAATAAATTGAATGACTAAATGTGGATGTGATGTACCAAAAAATGAAATTCATCAGTGCAGTAAGTGTGCTGATACCTTTTGTGGTAGGCATATCTACTATTATATTGATGAGGCCAATATAGCAATTACAAAAAACTCAAAGCCTCACTGTGAAAAATGCTATATTGAAAAGTATGGGAAAAGATAAATTTGAAAAGTCTCTTGAAACAAGAGTTCACAAAACGAACAATAAAAAAGAATTGATGATTCAATGCCTCAAGCAGTCAATGGGTATCGTCTCTCAAGCTTGTCAGAAAGCTGATGTCAGTAGGACAAGTCACTATGAGTGGTGCAATGAAGATCCTGAATACGCAGCTCAAGTAGATGCCATCAATGAGTCATGTATTGACTTTGCTGAGAGCAAACTGATGGAGCTTATCAATGGAGCAAAGCATGAAGTAGCAACAGCTAAAGGTGAGGTACTCCAGGTGCAAGATGGACCCAATCCAACAGCATGCATTTTCTATCTCAAGACTAAAGGTAAAAAGAGAGGATATGTGGAGAAGTCTGAGCTAGATGTGGGTGGCAATGGTATCAACATCACAATAGACAGTCTGATATGATTACACTAGGCAAGTACATTGATTTCAAGAATGCCGGAGATAATGTGTTCCTGCAGGCGCAAGTAGTCACTGGCTACACTAAGGAGCAGCTTAGAGAAAAGTCAATGGATGATATTGCTCCCTCTATCACTAAGTTCATTGATGAATGTAAGGACTACAATCAGAACAAGCTAGAGAAATACATAAGGATAGGTGATAAGGTGATGGGATTCCATCCTAACCTAGAAGCCATGAGCTTTGGTGAGTACTTAGACCTCAATCAGCTAGTGAGTTCTGACTTTACTAACAATCTACCTAAGATCATGAGTATTTTGTACCGGCCGGTAGTATCAGAGTTCATGCATAACTATGAGATTGAGAAATACGATAGCAATGTCCACATAAAAAATGCTGATCTGTTTCGAGAGGTAGATATGGCCTATGTGAATGGTGCAATGGTTTTTTTTTGTCTGCTCAGAGAAGATTTGCTGAGCAGTTCCCTCAAGTACTTAGACCAGCAGATGATGAAACAGATGGAGGAGAGCCTGACAATGATAGAGCAGGAAATAGCCTCACAAGTCAGTATGGATGGTGGCACATCATTGAGGAACTAGCCAATAGAGATTTAACAAAGTTCATGATGATCACTGACCTACCGGCTGCTCAAATCTTTGCACACATCAGCTACATGAAAAGCTACAATAATGTCATGCACCCATTGACCCTTTGATATACTAATAGATATGAGTACTACACTATATACTTACAAAGTCATTGTCAAGCTGCTTGAGACATGGGCGAATAACCATCCTCAACTCAAGAGATTCAGCTACAACACTATCCAGGAAGCTGACTTGGGCAAGAGTGATGAATATGCCTGGATGCATGTGGCACCTTCCTCTATCAGCTATGACAATGGTAGTAGGTCCATTGCTATTGATGTGATGATAGCTGACCTAGTAAAAGATAAAGATGGCAAGCCATTCAGTGAACTGTCAGTGATTAACAACTGTCATCTAATCTTTGAGGACTTGTTGTCTGAGCTTGAGAACGGTACTTTGTTTGGTGA